ATATATTCACAAAAATGTGGATAGGAGAAATAAGGAAAAACAAAAAAAATGCGAAACAAGTTTAAAAGAAAGTCTAAACCTAGAAGTGGTTTTTTTAGGAGAGGTGCAGTACACGATAGAAAAATAAAAAAAGATTATACTGTACGACCATGTCTGTCATGTAATGAAGATTTTAAAAGTGAAGGTATTCATAATAGAATTTGCAATTTATGTAAAGGCACTGAAGAATGGGAAATGGGTAATGATTACTCAATAATGCAACAATAAAGGAAATTACATGGTAGCAAATAAAAAATTTGATATTGATTTAAAGTATGGTCAATTACGAGAAAAAAAAGTACATGATATTTTTAGTAATAAAAAAATAGAAGTTAAAACTGAAAGAGATTGGTGGTTTAAAACAGGAAACATTGCATTAGAATATGAATGTAATGGTAAACCTAGTGGTATAAATGCTACCGAGTCTGATTACTGGATACATATACTTGCAAAGGGAAATAAAAATCATTGCATGCTAGTTTTTGAAGTAAAAGAATTAAAAAAAATTGTTAAAAAATATAAGGAACAATACACTAGAATGGTTGGAGATAGAAATGCTTCTAAATGTGTTATACTCCCTATAAGAAAGTTATTTGATGTGGAAGTTAATTGATTGTGGAACATATCCTTGGTTTGTATTAGAAAAACAAAAATATTTTCATTGTGTGTATGCACTTAATGGGGAATATAAAAAATTAAAATTAAAACGAACTGAAATACCTATGTATATGATGTCATGTAGGGCTTATTTAGGATACTTACGTACTTGGCCCCTCTCAAAAGCACCATGTAGACTTGACAGAAAGGTTGCAAAGTTCTATATAAAACATTGGAAAGATAAACCTAAAACAAAATTAATGAAAGAAATATTAAAACAACTGCGAACAATATGATTGAAAAACAACTTATATATTTATTATTAGAAAAAGATTTTTATGAAGAGAATAAAGGTCGAGTATCTAAATCTATGTTTACCAATGGCACAGGTAAATTATATGAAACTATACAAAAAGCACATTCAGATTCTGAATCTAATATTAGTATTGATGAATTAGCAACATTACATACACAAGTATATAATCCTGCTTTAACAAGGGCAGCTAAAGATAATTTTTATTCTTTATTGGAAGAAGTAAAAAAAGAAAAACCAAATAAAAAAATAGCAACAACTATTTTAGAGGCAATGCATAAACAAGACATAGCTAGACGAATTGCTGTTGTGTCAACTAACATATATAATAATACAGAAGAGAGTAATTTTAATGACATTCAAAGTTTAATAGATGAATTAAAAGGTGTTAATAAAGAAGAGTTTGATACAGTTACAAATGATATTAATAAACTTATTGATGCGTTAAAAGATAATACAAAATGGAAATTTAATTTAACAGATTTAAAAAACAAAGTTAACGGGATTGGCGAGGGCAACCTTATCATCGTCTTCGCCAGACCCGAGAGTGGCAAGACTGCATTCTGGGTTAATATGGTCGCAGGTCGGAACGGTTTTGCTACTCAAGGGGCAAAAATATGTGCATTGATTAATGAAGAACCTGCAATAAGGACTCAAATGAGACTAATTAATGCATACACCGGCATGACATTTGCAGAAATTAAGGAAGACCCTCAAAAAGCAGGAGATTTATGGTCACAAATTAAGAATCAAATAAGAATATTAGATACTGTAGACTGGACATTGGAAAAGATAGACTCTTATGTTGCAAAAGAAAAACCAGATATATTAATAATTGACCAGTTAGATAAAGTACATATGGGTGGTTCATTTGCAAGAGGAGATGAGAAATTGAGAGCAATATACACAGGTGCTAGAGAGATAGCAAAAAGAAGAGATTGCTCTTTAATAGGTATATCACAAGCATCTGCTGATGCATCTGGTAAATGGGATATGACATTTGATATGATGGAAAATAGTAAAACAGGTAAAGCGGCTGAAGCTGATGTTATTATAGGTGTAGGCTATAAACCTAATAGTGATTACAGTAATGATAACGATAGAAGTTTATCAGTAAGTAAAAATAAAATAACAGGGTGGCATGGAAAGATAATGGTTAAAATAGTTCCAGAAGTATCGAGGTATAGAGATTAATGATTACAGTATTTGACATAGAAACATCTTATCAAATTGTAGGTAAGAAAAAAGACCCGTCATTTAATGACCCAAATAATTTTATTGTTAGTATTGGTTTAAACGATGAATACTTTTTCTTTAATCATAGTGAGTATAAAGGTGAACCAGATATAAAATCTGTTCAAGATATTCTTGATAAGACTACATTATTAGTTGGTCATAATATAAAATTTGATTTAGCCTGGCTATTAGCAACCGGTTTTACATACTCTGGAAAAATATATGACACAATGATTGGAGAATATGTTTTAAATAGAGGTGTTAAAAAAAGTTTAAAACTAAAACATTGTTGTGAAAGAAGAAACGTTCATAGAAAATCAGATTTAACTGAATCTTATATTGAAAGAGATATTTCTTTTGAAAATATACCAATGAAAATTGTTGATGAATATGGTAGACAAGATGTAATAGCAACTCGAGCACTTTTTAATAGTCAAATGGAAGATTTTAAAAAGCCTAGCAATAAAGGTTTAATTAATACTGTGCGAATAATGTGCCAGTTCTGTGCTATACTTACAAGAATGGAAACAAATGGTATTAAAATTGATACAGAAAAGTTAGAGGAAGTTGGAGAAGAATTTAAACAAGAACATGCTAAATTACGAGTAGAATTAGATGAAATTATACATAGTAGAATGGGCGACACTAAAGTAAATCCATCTAGTCCAGAACAATTATCTTGGTTAGTGTATGGTGTAAGAATTATTGATAAAAAATCTTGGGTAGAACATTTTAATATTGGTATTGATAAGTTTACTAAAAGACAGAAAAAAAGACCTAAAATGTCTAAGCTAGAATTTAAAAAAGCATTAATGGAACATGTAATGCCTATATATAAAACAAAAGCTATTAGATGTGGAGAGTGTTTTGGTAAAGGGCGTATTCAAAAAATAAAAGTTAATGGAGACCCATATAAAAATTTATCAAAATGTTCTAGATGTAATGCAGAAGGTGTTTTATATGAGAATACTAAAGAACGTGCAGGGTTTAGTGCTACACCACGAGGTGTTTTTGATGCATCAGAAGGTGGTTTTAAAACAGATAGAATAACATTAGATAAAGTTAGAGGGGATGATGAGGAGTTAAAAATTTTTGTAGAAAAGATTACTAGATATAATGCATTAGAAACTTATCTATCTACATTTGTAGAAGGTATTAGGGCACATACTCGTGAGAATGGATTTTTATATCCTCAATTTAATCAGTGTGTTACAGCTACAGGTAGATTATCTAGTAAAGACCCGAACTTTCAAAATCAACCACGAGGTAATACTTTTCCTATAAGAAAAGTTATAACTTCTAGATTTGAAAATGGTAAAGTAGCAGAAATAGATTTTGCACAGTTAGAATTTAGAACTGCAGTATTTTTATCACAGGATAAACAAGGTATGGAAGATATAAAAAATGGTGTAGATGTTCATCAATACACAGCCGACATCATTGGAGTATCAAGACAAGAAGCAAAAGGGCATACATTTAAACCTTTGTATGGTGGTATGTCTGGTACAGATAATGAAAAAAGATATTATGAGGCTTTTAAACATAAATATAAAGGAATAACAGAATGGCATGATAAATTACAAGACGAGGCTATAACTTACAAAACTGTTAAACTTCCAAGTGGCAGAGAATATGCATTTCCATATGCTGAAAGAATGCCCTGGGGTGGTTCAAGTTATTCAACGCAAATAAAAAATTATCCAGTGCAAGGATTTGCTACAGCAGATATTGTACCACTGGCATGTATAAATATACAAAAGTTATTTGATAAACATAATGTAAAAAGTATGTTAATCAATACAGTACACGATTCAGTTGTTGCTGATGTGTATCCGGATGAAGAGGACATTGCAGTTAATCTTATGCGAAAAGGTTCAGCACAAGTAGTAGACTCACTAAAGGAACTATATGGCATAGATTTCAATGTTCCTCTTGAAACCGAGGTAAAAATTGGAGAAAACTGGCTAAATACAAATGTAGTAGCTTGACATAAGTAGTAATTATGTTAAAAGAAATTAATATAAATCTTAAAATAGGAGAATAATATATGGCAAACGACTTAGCAAATTTTGATTCTTTAACGAAAGAACAAATAATGCGATTAACAGGACAAGAAGATGACTCTGGTGGTGGTTCATCAGTAATCTTATCTCGTCTAGCAATAAATAGAATGGGTGAAGATGATGATGGGAATAAAGTAGAAGTTGGTACTTACAAAATCTACGACCCAGTATCAGAAAAATTGGTATATAGTAAGAAAAATGGTACAGTTAAATTGAGACCATTTATTCGTGCATATCAATACATGCATTATAATCCAGATGAAAATAATTATGCAAACAAATCAATTATTTTTAAATCCTGGAAAGATGAGGCAATTGATGCTAATGGTGGAGTAAAATGTGGTAAAGTTCCATTTAAAGAAATTGAAACTTTATCAAGAGAAGACCAAGCTAAACAAAAACAAATTAAATGTTATACTTTAGTGTATGGTTTACTTAACATGGAAGCGGTTACAGGAGATGGTAAAGATGTCACTATTGAAGACTTACCTATTTTGTGGCGAGCAACAGGTATGAATTACAGACCTATAAACGAGTCTATAACTAGTATCAAAGGTCAAGATAAATTACAACAAAACACAAATTTATTGTTAAGTACCCAACGTAAAAAGCATGGTGCAAATGTATACTACATGACATCAATATCAATAGATAAAGATGAAGTTGAGTTTACTAAAAAGAATTATGAAACAATGGAAATGTTTAATCAACTAATGAATGAGGAAAACAAAGAAGTTGTGGATTCTTGGAAGAAAGCACAAAGTAATAAAATCCATGATGCTGAATCAGCAAAAGTTATAAATGAAGTTGATGCAGAAAATCCGGAAAAAGCTTTTGCATCATAATGAATAGTATTTTAACAAAAATACAATTATTTTTAGCGGAGGCCAATAAAGCCTCCGTTGAAGTATCAGATGAACTAATTGAAGAATTTGGTAATGCATGTAAAGATGCATTTAAAAAGCAATTTACAGAAAAACGCCAGGAAGAATTTTCTTACAGGATGTCAAATATTGGTAAACCTTTGTGTCAATTACAAATGGAAAAATCTGGTGCTCCATCAGAATCATTACCTTATAATTTTAAAATGAGAAATCTATTTGGAGATTTGATTGAAGCATCTGCTATTACTATCATGAAAGCATCTGGCATTGAGGTAAAAGATATTCAAAAAAAGGTTAAGCTAAATACAGAAGGAGACGAAATAAATGGAACAATGGATGTTAAAATTGGAGGTAAAATATGGGATATTAAATCGGCCTCTCCGTGGTCTTTTACAAACAAATTTGGAGATAATGGGGGTTTTGATTCGGTCGCTAAAGACGACCATTTTGGCTATGTTAGTCAAGGGTATATGTATGGCGAGGCTGATAAAAGTGACTTCGCAGGATGGATTGTTATCAATAAATCCACAGGAGAATGGTGTGTCACAGAAACCCCAAAACAAGAAACCCATTATAAAGACGATGCCATAGCAACAGCAAAACATAACATAAAAGCATTAAAAGAAAATAAACCTTTTAAAAGATGTTTTGAAGATGAAGATGAATACTTTTATAAAAAACCTACTGGAAATAAAGTATTAGGATTTACTTGTAGTTTTTGTCCATATAAAAAATCATGTTGGGGGGATAATTTACAATATTTACCACAACAACAATCTAAAAGTAAATCACCTAAATGGGCATGGTATACTGAAGTCAATAATCCACGAGTGGATGATGAGAACTAGAAGTAAAAAGGCAAAAGGTAGAAGATTACAAAATTGGGTTCGTGATGAACTATTAAAAAGATTTCCCTCTCTTAACGAGAATGATGTTATGTGTGCTATCATGGGAGAAAAAGGGGTAGATATAAAATTGTCTGATAAGGCAAAAAAGTCTATCCCTTTTGCTATTGAATGCAAAACCTGGTCAAGAAGTTGTACTCAAAACAAAAAAAATGGTTCCCGA